GAGTTACACTCTCGTTATTTACTACGCTGTAAGAAGTTCCGTTAATCGTTACGGAAGCTCCGAAAGTTGTTGTTAATATTGTACTCATCTATTTAATATTTTTCTAATTTCTTTTGTTACGTCTTCTTTACCCGTTTTTAAAATTAAGGTTTTTAATTTAGACTTAAATTTATCTACGTTATTTCTAAAGATATAAGTAGGCTTAATTCCATTCTTCTTAATATTATTAGCTATAGCGTATGCCATTCGTTTAGAATCCTCTTCGTCCTTACCTAGTTTTACTTGTACCCATCTCTGTAATGGTCCTATAGGCGGTCTAGTACCCTTTTTTCTTCCTCCGTCTACGTACTTCCAATGACTCTTAGCCTTAAACCTAACCGATACGATACCAGCTGTCTCAGCAGTTTCTAATTTTAAAGACTTAGCTAAACTCATAGAAGCGTTTTTATCCTGCTTATTTAAGTCGTCTATAATATCGTCTATCATATCGAAGCCAGCTATCTTAACTCGTAGTAAAGTCTGTGAGAAAGGTCTAGGCATCGAATACGTCATCGTTACAACAAGTAGAGTATCTTACTTGCTCGGTTATAGTAAAAGAGATTTGCCAGCCCGTATGACTCTTATCTTCATCGTCTATTAAAGGTAGAACCGTAAAGTTATCTTGAATAACCCAGTCCGCTCGTTCGCTCTCGTTATTATAAGTTAATACCGTATCGTTAAAGTCGGTAATAAATCTACTTATAACTTGGTCTAAGATTCTCTGAGTAGTGTCTAAGGTTTCGTTAACCTCGTCCATAGTTCGCTCCTCTGATAGTATATCTATAATCTCTACTACTAGATTCCAGTTATTAACGAAGAATCCTTCTCTAGCTGACTTAGTAATGCTAACCGGGTCTACTACTAAAGCCGGATAGTTTAAATCGAAGTCTGGGTTAAACTCGGAAGCTAACCCCGTATAAAAGGTTTTAATAGCCTTATGCTTAGTAGCTAAGTCTTTAAATATATTCTGTATCGTACTTAAGTTCATTACTTAATCATTTAAATATTCATTAATCGTACTATCGTGATAACCTATCGCTTTAGCTAAAGTTATACAAAGCTCAAAGAACTCGTTAATATCTAAGTCTTCTTTCTTTTGCTCTATTTCTATAGAGTGGTATTGGTCTTCAAATTTAATCTTAGTGCTTGCCATTACTTATTATATTTTATATCGCATTCGTTTTTATCTTGCTTAAGCATAAGATAAGTAAATATCTCGCCTATCTTATAATCTGTTATCTTTTCTTTTTCCCCGAAAATAGCCGCAATAATGCTTTTATCTTGAGCCAAACTATAGACGGTAAGTAAGCTACCATACTTCCTAGTAATAACGTCGTAGCCCGCTTTAAGTTCTTTCGCTTCGTACTCTTTATTAAAGAGAGATTCGAATCGTTTATAGATAAGAGTAGATTGCTCAAAAAAAAACCTCTAACTCTATAAGCAGTAGAAACGTCTAAGTCTTTAAATAGTTCGTACTTGTCGTCAGCGTCTTTATAGTCGTATTCTTTACCTTCCTCTAAGATTAGATAAGATAGTAACCTCCTAACAGCTTCTAAAGGCTTATCTCGATACATATCCTCTACCTTCTTAATATCGTAGTACTGCCCGGCTTTAATACTTAATAAGTCCGTAGGTACGTTAAACGTCCTCCCTTTAATCTTGAAAGCTCCTACCGATTCTAAGTCGTTTTCTAGGTCTTTAGGGTTAAATAAAACCTCTATCTGACTTACTAAAAACTCCACATCACTAACATCGCACTTTCTTACTAACTCAATATCTAATCCAGAGAGTAAAGAAAAGACTTCTAAAGCGTCCATCTCGTCGTTAATTTTCTCGTAGGTTTCTAAGGTTAATTCCTTCCAACCTTCCGGGATAGTAAAGTTAATCTTTTCGTCTCCTCTATGTAAGTGTCCTTTAATCATTATCTAAGTCGTTTAAGTCCTCTAATATATCTACCGGTTCGTAGTGCGTTACCTCCGCATACACGAATGATAAACCGCTCTTAGGCACTCTACAGTCCCACCAATCCGAATTCAAGTCTAAGTAAGCTTCAAAAGGTTTAGGCTCGTAGTCCGGAGCTAAAATTAAGTAAGTCCTATCCGTCTCAGGTAGTTCCGTTAATCTCTTCATTATTTTTTTTCTCTAAATATAATCATTCTGATAATACTCTAAAGCTTTAACGTAAGCCTTAAAAAGCTTGTTAAGATAAACCTTAAATAGAATAGGGTTAAGCCTTCCCGGAGCTAATAAACAGTCGGAATACATATCTATCTTAACCTTTACTCCTTTCTTTTCCTCGATATACCACTCTACAATACTCGTAAGTTGCTCTGTAGTAGCGGAATAACGGGTACTTCGTATAGCTTCGTCAATATTCATAGGATAAAGATAGTAATACTTATTTAGAACTAAAAGCTAAAACCCTATCTTAACTTTAAATAAATAAACCCTCTCTAAGGTACTTTTAAGCTGTTCTAACTAACTTTTAAACTAAAATAGTATTATCTATTATCTAGGTCTTTTAAAGTCTCTTAAATCGCTTATTTTAAATTTAGTAGTCGGTAAGGACGTAGTCCGGTTAGTTACGTTACGCGACTTATTACTAGATAGATTAAATTATATTAAGCTTTAACTTATATTGAATTATATTTGTAAAGGATTCCGTAACGGTTTAAAAGGCTTTCTAAGGGTTCGAAAGGGTTTCTAAGGGTTCGAAAGGATTAAACTAGCTAATACTTAAGCAGTTAAACAAAAAAAGAGAGGAACGTAATAACCTCTCTTGTACCTAAAAATAATTGTTATGAAAGAACGCTTTTTTTACGTTTTTAAGCTCTGACTTATTAATTTTAAATCAAGTCATCTAACCAAGATTTACTACCTACGAGGCTGAAATAGCTACGCATCATAATAGTATCTGCTATATCGGGAGAACGTCCTAAAATAGTTTTAATAGTCTCTTTTCCCTCTACTGCCCATTTAACATCTTTGTCTATATCCTTTCTTCTAATAAGGGCGAGTTCTTCGTTTAATTCCTCTCTATAAGTTGCATCTATTAAATAAACCTCTTTCTTTTTAAACTTCTCAGCAAGATGAAAATAGCATTGACTTTTTAAGTTACTAAAGTTCTGCTTAGAGCCTTCTACTTTAACCGGGGTAGAGTTGTTTACAAAGCTTTTACATCTTAACTGGTCGACTACTCCTCCTCCGATTCCGTCGGCATCTGCTATAACTCTAGACATAGGTATATAATGCTCGTTAGCTAACTTTCTTATCTCTTGCGACGTTTGAACTGTATCATACTTATCTAGTTTAATCAGCTTCTCTAATCTCCAGCCATTCCATAAGCCTATTACCGTGCTATCCTTCCCGAATCTAGCTATATCCGCAGTAATATACTTTTCTCCTCCTACTACAAATTCGTTAGTATAAGCGTCAATAATATTTTCAAACGGGAATAGTTTAGATAAATCATCATCATACTGCCAGTTACCGTATAAAAGTCTTTGTTTAGAAGCTTCGTCTAATCTTTTTAACGACTCAATATAAGAAGGGTGCAAGTGTTTATTATCTGTAGCTAACGCCTGAATAAACTTTCTATGTGGAGGTAAACGGTTTTCTACACTAGGTTTAAAAAAAGAATTGTATACCCAGTTTTTAGCCGGGTTACAAGTCATTAATATTTTAGGCGTTAAGTTATACTCGTTCAGTTTATACCTAATCCTAGAAACTACAATATTCTTAGCTTTTTCTACCACTTGGTTAGCTTCATCTATCATAGCGCCAGTAATCTCTAAAGAACCTAGACTATCAAAATTAGGGTCACTAGGATATAAAAACAAATCCTTTAATATTATCTGAGACTTATTCTTAAAAGTTATTGTTTTCTCGTTAGCATTGTAATTGTATTCCGAATCTATACCTAGCATACCCGTGACATCAAAGAACGAGTTAAGAGTAGTCTTTTTAAGAGCGTCTAACTTAGAACGTCCCATAAGCCAACGAGTACCGGGATATTTTATACAATTATGTATAATCCATAGAACACCAAAGAAGGACTTACCTCCTCCAGCACTTCCTCCGTATAAAACCTCTATAGTCTCTTTATCATTAAGATATTTAAAGGCTCTAGACTGTTTCTTAGTTAGTTTAATATCACTCTTCACCACTCGTTCTACTTAATCTAAATTTACCGTACATATACCTACAAGACTTAGTATACCTAATAGCGAAAGGCATTAACTCACGCTTAGTTCTAAGTTCTTTTCTTTTTCG